ATTGAATCATCTATGGGACTGGTAATCCAATGGGTTTTTATTCCTCTTGGGCTACCTTTGCAGTGTGTCACCATTTCTTCATATGGAAGGCCTGTAAAAAGGCCAACCGTAATTGGAAAAGGTGCCCTTATATGCTTCTTGGCGATGATATAGTTATTGCTAACGATAACGTCGCTAAGGCGTATAAGGAGCTACTCATTGAATGAGATATTTCTTATTCTGTAGCTAAAACTCATGTTTCGCAACATGGTTTCGAGTTTGCTAAGCAAATTCGTCTACATAAAGAGAATGTCTCACCATTCCCTTTGTCTGCTCTCTTTGATAGACGATCAGAGACATTTACATGTCTCAGTATCATTATCTCTGAGATCGTGGCGAAAGATTGGAAGGCCGATATTGGCACATCTATAAAGACCTACTTCATGGAAGTCAAAGGTTGATCACAGCGTCATTATGACACTATGGCTCCTAAGATTTCTTTAGTAGTATCACTTTACTTATTCTTGAAAGGTAAAAGAGATCTAGGTAATGCCGTTAAGGATTACGTAGCTCTATGAACCGGAAAGCGTTATGATGAGGTAGATGCTTGGGATTACCGTTTATATGGTAATTACCTTGCGCTTCTAACCCTTCATGAAACTTTCCTCAAGAGTAAAGAAAGGATAGTGACAGGTGACCAGCCCCTAGGCGAACTTGCTTCGGAAATGGTCATCATAATCACGTCTTTAGAGAGTGAAGCTGATCAGGCAAGGTGCTTCGATTTAATCGAAGCAGTTCCTTTCCTGCAGATATATGGACGGGCCGAGGAAACATTTCTTGGCCTTAATACCGACATTTCTGTTTACATGATTGGTGAACAACCAACCGAGTTTAAGAAAATGTTTGGTAAAGTCGATATACCTCTCTCAGACTCTGCTTTCTATGAACGCCATCGAGACGTCATAGTTAACCAGTGTTTGAGAGCAGCAGATGTAATGATTAGGTACATTAAGTCGATCCCATCAATGAAAATTGATGAACTCGAAATAAACATACAGTTCCCATGGGCTTCTTTTATTAAGAACCCTAAGGTTCCTAAGTTTAATAGACCATAGGATCTCTTCTAGTAAGGAAAACCTTACTATCAGC